ATGAGATCCATGTTTGTAAGTCTCCAACTTCTCAACAGTGTAAAAATTTATTAAAATTAAAAGCAAAATATAAACTTGGCATGACAGGTACTTTGCTTTTAAATGACCCTTTAGATTGTTGTATGCCATTAAAATGGCTTGGTATTGACAGGTCAACCTATACAAATTTCAAGTATTATTATTGCAATTTCGGCGGTCCTTTTGGAAATCAAATAATGGGGTATAAAAATTTAGATGTTCTTAAAGATCAGCTTTTTAGATGTTCTTTGAGGAGAACTAAGGATTTATTGGATTTACCAGAAAAAACAGTTATCAATGAGATTGTTGATATGAATGAGTCTCATAAGCAATTTTATGAGAATGTTAAAAATGGAATAATTCAACAAGTTGATAAAGTAAGAATGAGTACTGTTAATCTACTATCAATGGTAGGCAGGTTAAGGCAGGCAACTGTTTTGCCAAACATTCTTACAAGTGAAAATATAGAACCTTCAAAAATCACAAGAGCTGTTCAGCTTGTTGAAGAAATTGTTGCAAATGGGAATAAAGTTGTTGTATTCAGTACCTTTAAAGACAGTGCAAAATATTTATTTAATTTATTATTGAAATATAATCCATTGTTATGTACTGGTGACCAAAAAGATAATGAAATAAATGATTCTATTCTTAAGTTTCAAAACAATGATTATAACAAAGTTATGATTGCTACTTGGCAAAAAATGGGTACAGGGGTCACATTAAACAAAGCCAACTATGCAATATTTCTTGATACTCCTTGGCCAGATGGAGTGTTTGAACAAGCCCAAGACAGAATTCATCGAATAGGTAGTAAACAACCTGTTTTTATTTATAATCTGATTTGTAAGGACACTATTGATGAAAGAGTTAAAGATATTGTTAATTAAAAATGGGCGTTATCAAACTATGTAATTGATGATGATACTTCAGATGAAGTAATAAATAGTTTGAAGAATTATATTAAAGAGCTGCAATAAAATGCAGCTCTTTTTTTTTGTTATTTTTATTGACTTTTTTACTTAATTATGTTACATTATAACTGTAAAAAATAAAAGGAGTTTTCATTATGGACAATTCAGTTAGGTATTATGCAATTTATTACATTCAGAAAGTTCCGTCGTGGTGGAATCCTAAAAATGAATGTGTTCTTCATCACTATTCTGTTGGAACTGAAGCTGAAATTAAAGCTGAAGTTGAAAAACTTAATGCTGAAAAACCAGCTTATTGGGAAAGAAACAAGTGCAAAGAACTAATTGATTGGGATAATATAGAATATTTTTCTTATATTCTCCAAGATCCGTATGATTTTCCGTGAGCATAGTAGTATATATAATATATAATATATAATATATAATATATATATAATATAATATATATAATATAATAAAATAATTAATAGTATGATTAAAAATTATGATATAATTATTATTGGTGCTGGTCCAGGTGGTATTTTTTCTGCATATCAGTTAAGCAAGAACACTAACCTTAAGATTGCTGTGTTTGAGGCTGGAAAAAAGCTTGAAAATAGGCTCTGCCCTATCAATGGAACAACCATTAAATCTTGTGTTCATTGTCCTTCTTGTTCTATCACTTCTGGGTTTGGTGGTGCAGGAGCATTTTCAGATGGAAAATATATGATTACAAATGATTTCGGTGGATCTTTGTATGAAAAAATTGGGTATGATGAAGCCATTGATTATATGAATTATGTTGATGATATTAATCTTCAGCATAGTAATGGTTATATTCCGAAATTATATTCAACTGACGGAAGTAGTTTAGAAAAAGTTTGTATGCAAAACAAACTTAAACTTTTATCTTCTAAAGTTAGGCACCTCGGCACAGATGTCAATTTCACAGTATTAGAAAATCTTTACAATGAGTTATCCGATAAAGTTGATTTTTATTTCAACTCTCCTGTAAATGAATTATTACAAGTTGAAGACGGATTTTGTGTTGAATTAAAAAATAACAATACTTTTCATTGCAAGTATTGCATTATTTCAGTTGGAAGATCTGGTTCTTCTTGGCTTGAAAAAATCTGTTCTGATTTAAGTATTCCTACAAAATCTAATAGGGTTGATATTGGTGTTCGTGTTGAACTTCCAGCAGTTATTTTTGACAGTATTACAGATGAGCTTTATGAAAGTAAAATTGTTTATAGAACAGATAAGTTTGAGGACAATGTAAGAACATTTTGTATGAACCCACATGGTATTGTGGTAAATGAGAATACAAATGGAATCGTTACAGTAAACGGTCATTCTTTTGAAGATCCGACTAAGAAAACTGAAAATACTAATTTTGCACTTTTGGTTGAAAAACATTTTTCAGCACCATTTAAAGATTCCAATGGGTATGGAGAATCTATTGCTAAGCTTTCTAACATGCTGAGTGGTGGCGGTGTGATTGTTCAAAGATTTGGTGACCTTGAGCGTGGAAGAAGAAGTACTGAAAAACGAATTGCAGAAGGAATTGTAAGACCAACTTTATCTGCAACCCCTGGTGATTTATCATTAGTTCTTCCAAAAAGAATCCTCGATGGAATTATAGAAATGATTTATGCTTTGGACAAGATTGCACCAGGTACAGCAAATGATGATACTTTACTTTACGGTGTTGAGGTAAAATTTTATAATATGGAAGTTGAGGTTGACAGCAACCTTGAAACAAAATATAAAAATTTATTCATAATTGGTGACGGTTCTGGTGTTACTCATTCACTCGCTCACGCATCTGCAAGTGGTGTGTATGTTGCAGATAAAATAATTGAAAGGTGTTGATTTATGAATTGGATTTCTTGCAGAGAAGATTTACCTAAGAAGCCAGGTAAATATTTCTGTTGTGTTACTGCAAAAGGATTTGCTTGTGATGATTGTTTGATTTATAAAACTTATTTAGTTTGCAATTATTCAACGGTATACAAAAAATGGTTCAATGATTTTGATTGTGACACAAATGTAAACGAAGTCCTAGCTTGGATGTCTATACCTGAATACACAGGTAGTTAATGGGAAGTAATATGTTAAATGAAATGAAACAAATTTTTTCTGAGTAGGCAAATTTAATTCCTAATTGGAAAGAACTGAACAAGACATAGCTTTGTAATCTATATATAGAAAATGAGGATGATGAGTTCCTAAAGAGTTGTTATTTTTCAGCCATTATTCTCAATTATTGGAATAAAATATATTCATTACAAGCAAATACTTATTTAACTGCGACATTGGAAGATACTTATCAATGGGTAGTTGATGGTATTCTTTATGCACTTCAGCACAGGAAGTGGTTGGATCCCAATAATAAATTATACACGGACCCAGACGGACCCGATAAAGTAATAAATAGAAAAATTAAGTGTATAAGAATAAACCATTTAATAAGTGAGAATAGAGATAAAAGAAAAGTCCATGTTAATTTGCTTAGTTTGGATTCTTTTGAAGATTCTGACAATTTTGTTGGAGAGTATGAAAAACAATATGATTCTATCTCAGATTTAGTTTGTTCATTATGTGATGATAACAAAATATTTCAAGCCGTTTTAGTTGATGTAATTTCTGATGGAACTTGTTTTACACAAGATTAGAATTTTGATATTGATAGATTAGTCTTAGAGATATATAACATTGATGACGGATACATAGAATATTTTGTTAAAAAATATGATTTGACATATAAACTCATTTATGATACATTATATTCAATCCTCTATAAGTATAGTGTTAATGATTTGTGGGGGTTCGGTGAGTGTTCCGTAAAGAAATCAGAAGAAGAAATAAAACAAATTGTTTATAAAGAATTTAAGAAACTTCAAAAGAACGAAGGAATAAAATCTATCTTATGTTAATCGAATTGTTTGCAACAGATAATTATGGAAGATATAATATTAAGGTAGCAGAAATGTTTGGGTTAGAAACAGCTGTTTATCTTGATGAAATATTAAATATCTATGAAAAAGCCGAGAGGAAGCAAAAATCCTCTAACGGCTTTTTTGTGGTTGATAGGGATTATATTTTTAGAAGAACCACACTTAAAGAAGAGACCCAGATTAAAATAGAAGATGGGTTAATCAATGTGGGAATAATCAAAAGAACAGAACCATGCACTATTTTTATAGACCTTCCATTTTTTGCAAACATAATTGCTGATGCAACAGAAGATATTCATTTTGGAATTGAAAAGCTTCTTGCATTAAAGAAAAAAGGAAAAGCAAGAACCAAAAAAGAAGTTCAAGCTGATAATGCAAAAAAAGAAATTCATTCTGGTGATAAAGGATTGGATGAGCTTCTTGAGCAATGGGTTGATGCCATTGTTCTTAAACAGGGATGGATTAATAAGATAACTGTAAGAGAAGGTCAGTCTAAGCTTCTTTCGTTTGCAATTCCAGATTTGGAAAAAGCAAAAGAAGTAGCAAAGTTAGCAGCTATAAATGCATATAGGGATATGCAATGGGCAATTGATAGATATAAAGAACAGCATCCTGCAGAAAAAATATTGACAAACTTCAATCAGAATGTTAATATATCCACGGAAATGAAATTCTAAGGAGCAATAATTTGAGTTGTTATTTAAGTGAAACGTGCAAAAAGTATAAAAATGGTTGTTGTCCGTTTCCAGAATTTTGTGTTAAGAAGTTCAAAATTGATAAATTTTTTGATTTTGCTTTAATTTCTGATGCACAAAGACAGCCAGTAGATTTATACTTGGATCCAAATATGGCAGATAAAGATGCATTTGTATATCTGGACAAGATAAAGAAATCAATAGAATATAATGTCAATGTTGGCAATAATTTTTATATTTATTCTACAACAACTGGCAATGGCAAGACAGCGTGGTCATTAAAACTTGCTCAGGCATACATTAATAAAGTGTGGTATGAAAAAGATTTATCTTGTGAAGTTTTATTCATTAGTGTTCCAAGGTATCTTTTAAGCATTAAGGATGCTATAAGTAATAATAATGAGTATGCAAAGCATATTAAAGAAAATGTTTTGTCTGCAAATTTGGTTATTTGGGATGACATTGCAACAAAAGGAATGACCGAATTTGAAACAGAGAATGTTCTCAGCGTTATTGATGCAAGAATAAATATGGAAAAATCAAACATTTTTACTTCAAACATTACACCTGAAGAACTTCCATTATATGTTGGTGATAGGCTAGCAAGTAGAATTATTGGAACTTCTCAACCAGTTAGGTTCGCTGGTTCTGATAAAAGGATATTAAGGAGAATTGCAGATGGTTCAACTTCAAATTCTTAATAGAATTCTTGAAACAGGCGATTCTTCTATAATTACATTAAATAATTTTGATGAGTCATATTTTAGTGATTACACAGAAGAATTTGACTTTATAAAAGAACATTATACAACATACGGAGTTATTCCAGATAAAGAAACATTTGTATCTAAGTTTAATGATTTTGACTTTATAACTGTTAATGAGCCCACAAAATATCTTCTTGATGAACTTGTGGCAGATAAAAACAGAAGAAATTTAGTAAAAACATTCAACAAGGTTAGGGAATATCTCAATAATGACGATTTAGATAATGCAGTAAAAGTATTTAGAGAATCTGCAGATAAATTATCAGAAACAGTTGCATTAGAATCAACAGATATTTTAAGGGATCTTTCAAGGTATGATACATATGTTGAAAGGTGCAATGATTTTAATAAATATTATGTTTCAACTGGATTTAAAGAATTAGATGAAGTTCTTGGTGGTTGGGACAGACAAGAAGAATTAGCTGTAATTATGGCTAGAACTAATCAGGGTAAATCTTGGTTGCTTCTTAAATGTGCTATTGCAGCTGCAGAACAAGGGTTAAATGTAGGAATTTATTCTGGAGAGATGTCTGAGAATAAAGTTGGCTACAGAATTGATACATTGATTTCTCATCTATCAAACACTTGTTTAATCCATGGAAATGCAGTAATTCAAAGTGATTATAAGAGATACATGGAATCTCGGCAAAATGGCAGAATAAAAGGTTCCATTAGAGTTTTAACACCAGCTCAAATTAATGGCCCTGCAGGTGTTACAGCATTAAGGGCATTTATAGAAAAAGAAAAGTTAGATATGCTTTGTGTTGACCAGCATTCTTTGCTTGAAGATGACAGAAAAGCAAAGAATCCAGTCGAAAGAGCCTCAAACATTTCTAAGGATTTAAAGAATTTACAGGTTTTAAAGAAAATTCCAATCATTTCTGTTTCTCAGCAAAATAGGGGTGATACTTCAGATGGAATTACAACAATGAATATTGCTCAATCAGATCGTATTGGTCAGGACAGCACAGTTGTTCTTGCATTTGAACAAAAAGATGGGATTTTGAATTTGCAAATTATTAAAGCAAGAGATGCAGGTGCAGGAAAGAAACTTCAGTATGCCATAAATTTTGATAAAGGAACTTTTGAATTTATGCCATCTGAAAAAGATGCATTGAATGGAAAAGGTTCAGAAGAACTAAAAGAAACTTATGAATTAGATGGGGATGAAGTCTTTTGAAGCTAGTAATAAAGAATAGGATAATTAGTGCTCCTATTGATGTTATTCTTGAAAAAGTAAGATCTGAAACGGGTTACCTAAAGGATATAGTAGAAAAGCACGAAGAAATAATTTGTACTTGCCCGTTTCACAAAGATGGTAAAGAATTAAAACCGGCTTGTTTTGTGTATAACAATCAAGAAGGAACTTTGGAATATGGAACATTTCATTGTTTCGCTTGTGGTGAAAAAGGTTCTCTACCAAAATTAATTGGTAAGTGTTTTGGAAAAGATTATGACTTTGGAAGAAAATGGCTTGTAGAAAACTTTGGGGATACATACTTAGAAACAAGAGAATATCTCCCAGAAATTACAACTGAAAAACAAAAGAATTTTTTGGATGAGTCCGAGTTAGATTCTTATGAATATGATAATCAAGATGCTTTGAATTATCTTATAAACAAAAGGCATCTTTCAAAAGATGTAATAAATTTGTTTAGGGTTGGGTTTGAAAAAGAAACCAATAGTGTTACTTTTCCGTGTAGGAATGAACAAGGATAGCTTATAGGTATATTCAAACGAAACATTTCTACAAAATTTTTCACAATTCCTCAAATTGAACCAAAACCAATTTATTTGTTGGATTATGTTATAAAACAAGGGTACAGAACTGTTTG